AGTCTGTATTGCAGCACAGCGTTGCGCATCATTTGCTGACGCATTCTGATCTGATTGCAGAAGCGTCATTCTTCGTGACAGATCCAGATTTAGATTTGCCGCTCAAAACACGCCCAGATGGTCTATTGGTTAAGCAGGGCATGGCGATAGACGTAAAGACGTGCGTTGACGCGTCGCCAAAAGGATTTGACCGAGCGGTCAGGAATTTTGGCTACGACATACAAGCGGCGTTTTATTTGCATTGCCTTAATCTTGAGGGGCTACGCATAAAGCAGTTTATGTTTATTTGCGTCGAAAAAGAAAAGCCTTACGCCGTATGCGTTCACGAAATGAGCGAAATGTATTTGCGGCACGCGCATAATCGCATGATGGAAACGCTCTACACGATTAAGCATGCCACAGATAACGAAGAATATGACACCGGCTGGGATGAGATAAACACCATTCATTTGCCGGACTGGATGAACGCATCAGGCGCGTTCTAACAAATGTTACAACAGATCCCAGCGTGGGGGTGCCACGCAATTTACCAAGGAGTTGCAAATGCAACATATTATCAGTAACGCCGTTGCGCGTTATCCACGACTAAACGGCACATATAAATTCGACAGCGGCGAAATGCGATCCGTGAAATGCGATGCGCTGGATGATGGGGCTGCCTACGATATGTCATTTATTATGACGCCAGATCAGGCAAAGCAGCTACATTCTTTATGCATGGAGGCGTATAATAACGCCGCGTCTATGGACAGCAAAAAGAAGTGGCCTGAAAAGCCGTCAAACTTGCCATATAAAAAAGGCGATGACGGCGAAATAATCGGCAAGGCCAAATTAAAAGGCGCGTATGGCATGGAAAAAACCAGCCCGCCGCGTCAGGTAGATGCCCAGCGCAATAAGCTGCCGGATGACTTTATGCTGACGTCAGGCAGCAAGGTAAACGTGGCCGTAACGCTAGTGCCGTATAACACTGGATCAATTAATGGGATTAGCTTGAGATTGCGTGCTGTTCAGGTTCTTGAATTGGCCGAGCTTCAGCATGGCGCTGATCCATTCGATGCTGTGATCGGGGGCTACACAGCCGCAGCAAGCCCAGCGGAAGATGATCCGTTTGCATTGCCGCCAGCAAGCCCAGCGCCTGCCACGGCAGCGCCTCAATCGGCGTCGGATTCATTCGATGATGAAATACCCTTTTAGCATATAAAAAAGCCCCGCCCGAACAGTGCGAAACCTAATCGGGCGGGGCAACCAGAAGCAGAGGTATGCACGATTATGTTAAATAATTTAAGGCAGGATAGCAAGTTTCCCACCGCGCATTGGGCCGAATGGGGCAACGAGATAGTTAAGCTCCTTAACCTAAAACAAACCAGCAAGGGAGAGCATCATGGGGCATGTCCGAATTGCGGCGGCAAAGACAGGTTTTGGATAAAAGAGTTCAATGGCGAGGTCATGGTTAATTGCAGGCAATGCAATGATTTTAAGGCCATACAAGAAGCATTGCGCAGCCAAGGATTATGGCCCGACGCAAATAAAATGCCGGATCTTGCAAGGCCGCAAAATAAAGCCATAGAATGGCCAGCGCAGAGGGAACAAATAATGCCGGAAATCGAGCAAGCGCAGGAAGCGCAGGAAGCGGAAACGCACCCGTATCTGGTACGCAAAAACGTACAGCGTCATAACGCTATTATTGACGGGCCTGATCTGCAAATACCAATCATTGACGTGACGGGCAGACGCCAAGGCGTGCAGTTTATCGACGAGGACGGCAAAAAGAAATTTTCGTATAAGATGCCGGTCAATGGTAATTTCTCCGTGATCGGCGGGCCAATCAGGGATTTTGCATATATTGCTGAAGGCTGGGCAACGGCGGCAAGCATCGCGCAGGCAACGGGCAAGCCAGTCGTGTTCGCGCTAAACGCGGGCAATATACATAAGGTCGTGGCGGGTCTTAGGGAAGCCAAGCCGGACGCAACGCTGGTGGTGGCGGGCGATAATGACGAGGCTGGCATAAAAGCAGCGGAGCAAGCATTTGCTGAGCATGGCGTTGAATATATTTTGCCGCCAAGCGAAGGCACAGATTTCAATGATCTTTGGGTTACGCAAGGGCCAGAGGCCACGCGCAAAGCACTAACCGTGCATAACTTGCTGGATGAGGTGTTTTTCCCAGAAGATGCGCAGGCCCAGCTTTCAAGAAATTATCTGGTCAAAAAATGGCTGGGCGAAGGGCAAATGTCTGTCCTATATGGGCCGAGCAACACAGGCAAATCATTCTTTGCGCTAGATATGTCGTGGCATGTGGCGGCAAGCAAGCCGTGGAACGGATGCAAGGTGCAAGGCGGCAGCGTGCTATACTTAGCAACGGAAGGCGGCAATGCGTTTCATAATCGGATCGTTGCGCTGCGCCAAAAATACCCAGAGCATAAAGATGTAAAGCTGGCTGTCAGACCGTCGCCGGTCAATTTGCTTGACCCAAACGCGGATCTTGAAAAGCTGGCCAAGCTGGTGCGTGAAGTATCGCGCAAGCACGGGCCAGTGCGTATGATTGTGGTGGATACGTTATCGCGCAGCATGGCGGGCGGCAATGAAAATGCGCCGGATGATATGACAAGATTTATCGGCAACGTGGATGCGCTGCGCCAAGTAACGCTGGCGCATATTATGATCGTGCATCATAGCGGCAAGGATAAAGCAGCGGGCGCGCGTGGCCATTCAAGTTTGCGCAGCGCAACGGATGCCGAAATTGAGCTAGATCACGATGCGGAAACAAACATTCGCTACGCGATAGCCACGAAGCAGCGCGATATGGAAACCGGCGCAAGGTTTGATTTTGTGCTGGACGTTGTGGAATTAGGGCAAGACGAAGACGGCGATGCCGTCACGACTTGCACCATATCAGAGGCCAGCGCAGAGCAAATTGAGGAAGCCAGCAAGCCAAAGATAAGCGGCAAAAATCAGCTATTGCTTAAGCGGTGTTTTACGCAGCTGCGCGGTGAACGCGTCGGGCAACCAAACCCAGCGGGCGCAGGATTTCCAGAAGCAAGCGCCTACTGGACGATTGACGAAGAAGTTTTGCGGGATCATTTCAAGGGCAAAATCACCGGCGCAACCAATCCAAACCAGTCTTATACGAGGTCAATAGATGCGCTGATTGCGGGCGGTCATTTGGTCAAAAATGAGGGTTTGGTATGGTTTACGGGCAAAGATGGGCGGGTGAAGGATTAGACGGCAAAATGAAAAGGGATAACATTTGATAACGTTTTGCGAGGCCAATGAAATCAATGGGTTACGGGTAAAAATGTTATAAATGTTATTCAATGTTATTAAGAATGGTATAACTTTGGCTAAATGCTGTGAAATCTAGCAACATTAACATTTACCTTAAGGTAATGTTATTGTTTGCTAGATTGCATAGCTGCGGTTTTGCCAAGGTAAAATTTAGATGAATAAAAAGGGTTTGGAAAAATGGCTGGATCGTATGTTTGCTGAAGGTAAAGCGGTGGCATATCCTCGCGGGCATTTTGTCGGGCGTGAATGGTGCAGGTCGTTTGATGAAAAATTGGCAAGCTGTTCGACGCTTGCCGAATTGGAGGGGTTCGCTAACCGGCGCAGGTTTGATGCAAGCTTGCCGCGTTGGACGGCAGCAGAGCGCGCAGAAATATTGAAGCGCAAAATTAAATTGGAAAAAGGGAAACGAAAATGAATATGGATACGACACGCGGCAAGGTGCTGGCGAAAGCGGGAACGCTAGTGCATGGGTCACGCAATCGGGATTACGGGCCGCCGCAGGAAAACTTTCAGCGCATAGCGGTTATGTGGAATGCATATATTGCGGGAAAAGAAACGCTAACCGCGTCGGACGTGTGCATGATGATGGGGCTGCTAAAGATTAGCCGCGTGTCGCATCAGGTGGACGCGGATGGATTCGTGGATTTGGCGGGATATGCTGCGCTTGGCGCGGAGTGTGCTGCGGTATATATAGAAGATGGCGATTGGAAGCCCGTAGAGGGGCCATAGAGGCGCGAAACGATGCGACGGGCTAGGGTGGGTGCTGAATTGGGTTTACGTGGCTCTGTTCGAGGTTTTGTGGGGCTTGATCTTTAGGCTGTTCTGGCCTAGCTTTTGACAAGCGTAGTTTCCTCCCTGTCTGCGCTTGTCGCGCCTTGATTTGCTCTTTACCTCATATCAGCGACATACTTG